GTTATTAAAAATAAGACAAAAATACGAAGAAGAAGACCTTTTAAGGAGAAAGGAATCTTTTATTGAAAAGCAAAAACAAAGACTTGAAGACTTTAAGAAGTCTACTGACGATGCAGACAAAATAGCAGAGGCACAAGCCGTTTATGACGAGTCTGAATTAAGAGCTGAATCAGAGCATCAAGCAGCTTTGACTCTTTTGCAGACAAAGCATACTGTTCAGAGAAATAACATGCTAATTGAATTGCAGGAGAAGTTTGATGAAGAAATGTTTAATCAGCAGCTTATTGCCGCCAAAGCAAACGAGTCTTTTCAAAAATCTACAGGAGCTGGAACTGCTGCTGGCTCTCTTGGAAAGCCAATGAGTGCTGTTGGTGCTGAAGATATAGAAATTCAAGATGAGCTTGCTAGACAGAGAATGGATGTTGAACAGGCAAGATTTGAGGATAACCTACAAACAAAAATAAAAAACCTAACAGATGAGGGTTTTAGCTTATTGCAAGCGGAACAAATGGTTGCTGGAGAAAGGCACGCATTTCAGATGAGCCAAGCAGAGCAAGAAATAGAGCTGGAAAGAAATAAGATTGATGCTAAGAAAAATATAAATCAAGAATATGTTTCTTGGGTTCAAGGTCTTAGTGGGATATTTAAGAGTATTGCTGGAGATAATAAAGCACTGGCAACAGCCGCTTTGGTTTTGCAAAAGGGAGCTGCTATTGCAGATGTGGTAATTAAAACAAATGCAGCCAACGCATCAATACTGGCTGCAGCAACAGAGGAAGCAGGAGACACTGCTGCTGCAGGTACTGCATCTATTGCTAAAGGTGGTATAGCCCTATCATTAGGAAATCCTAAAGGTACTGCGATGATAGCTGCTGGAGGTAAGGCTTTAGGTACTGCCGCAGGAATAGGTGCATCAGCAAAAGCTAGAATTGCTAAAAACAAAATTTCTGCTGGAATATCTATTGCTTCTATATTAGCAACTTCTTTGTCTAGTAAAGGCTCTATTTCAGGTGGCGGAGGAGGAGGAGCTGCTGGAGGCGGAGGAGGAGGAAGAACCTTTGACTTTAACCTTGTTGGCTCTACAGGACAAGACCAATTAGCACAGGCTGTTGGAGGTCAATTTAGCCAAGGCCCTGTTCAGGCTTACGTTGTAAGTTCACAGATGACATCACAACAACAGCTAGATAACATAATAGAGTCTGACGCTACATTTGGCGGAGACAATTAGAAATAAAAACAAAATTAATTGTTATAATATTATGGAAAACTTAGACATATTTGAATTATTCATAGACGAGGAAAACGAATGGGGTGGCATAGAAGCTATCTCTATCGTTGAGAATCCAGCTATTGAAGAAGACTTTATTGCTCTTAAATCACAAGAGATAAAGCTTGCAGAGGTAGACAAGGAGAAGAGAATCCTAATGGGTGCTGCTCTTATACCAAACAAGCAGATATACAGAAAGAGTGGAGACAAAGAATATAAGATATACTTCTCAGAAGACACAGTAAGAAAAGCATCACAGCTTTTTCTATCAAGAGGCAAACAAAACAACTCAACCTTAGAACACGAAGTTGAGCTTGGTGGTTTATCTGTTGTAGAGTCTTGGATAATTGAAGACGAAGTACAAGACAAGTCTCGCAAGTACAATCTAAATATGCCTGTTGGAACTTGGATGGTTTCTGTAAAGGTAAACAACGATGAAATATGGGAAGAGTTTGTTAAGACTGAAAAAGTAAAAGGCTTTAGCATTGAGGGGTTCTTCAGTGACAAAAACCAGAACGGCCCTAAAGAAAGTGTCGAAGAAGATTTGTCAGCAGAAGACCTAGCCAAAATATACGAGATACAAGAAATTTTAAGCGCAGCTAATAACGTAGAGTTAAAAACGTATGGAGACTATCCACAGGCTGCTAGAAACAACGCTAAGAGAGCTATAGCTTGGAAAGAAAAGAATGGTAGTTCTTATGGAACAAGTGTGGGCTGGACGAGAGCCGCACAGCTCGCTAGAGGTGCTAATCTCAGCCGCTCTACGATTGCAAGAATGGCTAGTTTCAAAAGACATCAACAACATAAAGACGTGCCTTATTCTGAGGGATGCGGTGGTCTTATGTGGGATGCTTGGGGTGGCTCTGCTGGAGTTAACTGGGCTATCAGCAAACTAAAGAAGATAGACTCTGAGAAGCTACAGAAAGAGCCTGTAATGGTCGGAGAAGACTACATAATAGTCGATGACAGATTAGCCTACAAAACCAAAGAGCAGGCTGAAAAGATATCTAAGGACATGGGCTGTGAGGGTTATCACATACACGAAGTTGACGGACAAAACTGGTATATGCCCTGTGAACAACATTCATTAGCAGAGGTAGGCCCCAGAGGAGGCGTTAAGAAGAGCCCTAAAGCACCTAAGTCAGACACACCTAACAAAAGCCCAAAAGGCAAGGGAACTGCTAAGGGAGACGCTTCTGGCAAGACTGGAGCTAAGGTATCTCAAAGGGATAGAAAAGCCCTACAAAAGAAAGCTGATGAGTTTAATGAGAAGTATAAGGAAAAGCTAGGATATGGCGTAACAGTCGGTATGCTGGCATCTGTATTTCAAAGAGGTCTAGGGGCGTTTAACACTAGCCGCTCTCCAAACGTAAAATCAGCAAGCCAGTGGGCACACGCAAGGGTTAACGCCTTTATGTATCTAGTAAAGAATGGTAGACCACAAAACGCTAAGTACACTACTGACTACGATTTATTACCAGCTAAACACCCTAAATCAAGCAAGAAATGAGAGCAACCTATTGCAAGTGTAAAAACACATACACGATAAACAACTGTAAGGACTGTAATGCTCCTGACTACTGGAAGCAAGGCATAGGAGTGATTACTGGGGTGCTAGAGTATTATTTACTTCAGGAGAATGGCTTTGAGTTGCGACAAGAAAATAACAATAAAATTGAATTATAATGTCTAATAAAAAAATATCACAATTAACAGCAACTACTGATTTAGTAAATGCTGATGAATTTGTAGTTGTTGACGGAGGCACTACTAAAAAGATAACATTCCAAAACCTACAGAAACAAGTTTTGGGCTACACTTCTTACGCAGCCAGATTAAATGCAACTGGAACTAACAATCCTACAGTAGTAGTAATATCAAACAATACTGGCTCAACTATATCTTGGTCTCATTCAAGTACAGGAAGTTATGAGGCAACAATTTCAGGCTTGGAAATAGAAGAAGACAAGGCGTGGTTCACAGCATCAGGTGGTGGGGAAAATACTGTTCAAAACATTTCTTGGGGTTCTGAAAACACATTGACTTTAGATAACTATAACATAACAAATGGTCAAAAACAAAACGGACTAAACCAAGTTTACGTTGAAATAAGAAATTACAACTAAAACCGATAAAAATGAAACAATGTTCATTTTTATTGTTATACTAATATAAAAACCTTTAATTTATGAAAGCTACAGAAATTTTAGAGAAACTACAGAATGTTTTTCTATCTGCTGAAGCAGAAGTATCTGAGGCTCCTGTAGAGGAAGTCAAAGAGGAGTTATCTTCTGAAGAGGTAGTGGAAAACGTTGAGTTAGAAGCTCAAGAAGAAGTTAGCGAAGAAGTAGTAGAAGAAACTACTGAGCTAGCTGAAGAAGAAGAAGAGGTTGTAGAGGAAGAAGTGGTAGAAGAAGAAGCTGCTGCTCCTGAATACGCAACTAAGCAAGACTTATCTGACATGAAAAAAGAGTTCATGGAAGTAATTGAAAGTCTTATGAAAAAAGAAGAAGAGTATAAAAAAGAAGTACCAGCAGAATTAAGTTCTGATTTATCAGAAGATGCTGAGGAAATTTCTCACTCTCCTGAGTCTGGCGTTGAAAGCAAAGCTAGATTTGTTATTGGTGGAAACAGACCAATGACTACTAAAGACAGAGTGTTTAACAAAATGTTTAATAATTAATTATTCTAAATAAAAATGGCAACAACAACATCTATTACTACAACTTATGCTGGTGAGAAATTGCAAGGCTTTATCTCTGCTGCATTATTATCTGCTAACACTATTGAAAATGGTGGTGTTACAGTAAAACCAAACGTCAAGTTTAAAGCCGTAATCAAGTCTCTTGCTACAGGAACTTTGATTGCTGATGATACTTGCGACTTTACTGACAGTTCTTCTGTAACTCTCGCTGAGAGAATCTTACAGCCAGAGACTTTTCAGGTTAACTTGCAACTATGTAAGGACGATTTTCGTTCTGACTGGGATGCTATCTCTATGGGCTATTCTGCATTTGACAGCTTGCCTCCATCTTTCGCTGATTACTTAGTAGGCCACGTTGCTGCTAAAGTAGCTGAAGAAATGGAAACTACTATCTGGAGTGGAGTTAACGCTAACGCTGGAGAGTTTGACGGATTTACTACTTTATTTGCTGCTGACGGAGACGTTATTGACGTAACTGGAACTACAGTTGACGCTTCTAACGTAATTGCTGAAATGGGCAAAGTAATTGACGCTATTCCTTCTGCTATCTACGGCAAAGAAGACCTTA